ACACCAATGAGGAAATGGAAGACGATGAGTTGGTATGGCCCTCCGTTGTAGAGCCATTCATCAAGGTTTGCAGCTTCCCATATTGGGTAAAAATGCAATCCGATTGCGTTGCTTGACGGGACAATCGCTCCCGATATGATGTTGTTTCCATAGATCAGTGAGCCTGCTACTGGTTCCCTGATACCGTCTATATCCACTGGTGGGGCTGCTATAAAAGCAATAATAAAACATGTTGTTGCTGCCAGTAGGCAGGGGATCATAAGAACCCCAAACCAGCCAACATATAGACGATTATCAGTAGATGTAACCCAGTCGCAAAAACTATTCCAATTAGATTGTTGTTTAAGGGTTGATACTGTCATTTATTTAAAAAGAATATTTTAATCCTAATTTCGATCCATAGTTGTTATCGTCTTCCTTAACTTGTGAGAAAGAGATTTCACCATAGACACCAAGTTTATCTGTAGCAGAGATAGAACCACCAAACTTCCCAGAGAAATTAGACTCTGAATCAAGCCCATCAGCAGCATTAATTGTTTTACCGCCTTGAGCGTAGAAAGCCAAATCTCCAAGATTATTTTCATAACCTACGTGTAGGTCTGTAGCTCTAGATGTGTAATCTGAACCAGTGTAATTAGCATTAGATTCTACATTCACATAAAGTCCAGCAAATGCTGGGGTTGAAAATAAAGAAGCTATTAAAGCTATTGAAAGTTTTTTCATTTAAAAAATATTAGGGATGATTTGACCTGTCACTGCATAAGCTCCTAGAGCTGCAATAATACCGATCATTGCTAATTGACCGTTTGTACGTTCAGCCTGCTCTAGATAATTTTCTTGTGCTACAGCTTGTGGTTTAACTTCTTTAGCGAATACGTTGTCTGTCATTGATCAGAAATAAAATTGACGTAAGGCGAGGATGATCGGTCAGGTCGCCTCGTCTATCTATAAAAGATCTGAGCTTATTTCTAATCTTTGTTCTACATCCATTCTGAAAGCAGGGTCAGATTGATATAAAGGACTTGATATATCTCTAGCTAATTCAGCTTGGCTTCTATATGGTTTAACATTTGAAGATGCCTTACCTCCAGTAACCATTGGAGCTTCATAGCCTTCTGAAGCTTTATATCTATTATTTAAAGACTCTACGGCAAATTTAATAGCAGCTACACTTCCACTATTAGTCACAGCATTAAAATCATTTATTTCAGCTTCTGATAAATTATCAGCACCCCAGCGTGTTAGCTCTGAATACTGTTCTTCACCTCCAACTGAGTCTTTGATTTTAGTTAGCTCTTCAGCTTGTACTGTTTGTTGTTGTTGATTAGCTTGAGCTTTACCGTAGTATTCTAGATAATTTTTAATAAGATCTTTTGTTTCCATCTTACTAAGATTATCTATAGCATCTTCTGATAGCTCTCCTTTTTCTTCAAACTCTTTACTAAGCTCACCCATATATTTAACAGTCTCACTAGGAGCTTCCTCAGCAGGCTCTTCTTTAGCCTCTGGTTGCTCCTCTGAGGTCTCTTCTGTCTCTTCTTCACTGCTTTCCTTAGACCTTGATTTCTCTAGCTCCTGATAGGCTTTTAGTAGGTCTTCTTGAGATTTGAACTTTCCTCCTATTAGCTCAATATCTTCATTTTCGCTCTCATTCTTTTCAAAGACTTTTTCTCTATCTTCTGCTTGAGCTTGAGCTATTTTCTCACCTTGGGCTAAAGCCTCAGCTTCTGCCTGTTGCTGTTCTTGTGATGGTGTATCTGGTGTTGGATCAAATGTGGTAGTAGCCATAAATCAATGATAAATAGTTTTAATTCCTTGGAGATTTGGACGTACTGGTTCTCTTTTGTTATTTGAGTAATCACCAGCGCTTTCCTGTCCTTCTGTTGTTCCTGTAACTTGCTTCTTAACTGAATATTTCCCTGCTGGTTTATCCAGTAAAGTTGCATCTACAGCAATAGTCTCGCTTTTCTTTTTATATGTACCGTTTGAATTTCTAGCCCTCTTCGACTTCTTCGGGGTTTGGGGGTTGTTGTTGTTGTCCATTTTCGATTGCTTGTTCTGCTAGGGGTGATTTAGCAAGTTGACCAGCTTGATTTAATAATGTTTGTTGCTGGGCTTGTTGTTGTGCCTCTTCTCTTTCTGCTTGTATAGTCTGCTCGTCTTTGACTAATCCAACTGTCTCAATACCTGACGCAGCCGCTAGACGTTTTAGAAATTCTGGAGGGTTGATGTATGTTGCTAATGCCTCTGGTCCCATACTTTGACCAACAATGGTTACAAACTCCATTAAGGCTTGTTTATCTTGTCCTCTACCTACACTATTTAGACCAGCTACAATAGTAGGAAGTACTAAACCTTTAGGTAAGGTAGGTATTGCTTTGTTTCTACTTAGTATATGTAATTTTCTATTTAAGTAAGGCGTTAACAAACTGATGGTGAGATTACCAAAGATGTTTCCAAGTTGCTCGTTTAACTCCTGTTGTACCATTTCGATTTCGCCCTTTGTAGTGCGTTCGCTATGACGTACATTTAGAATTAAGAAAGCATTAGATAATCTAGTCGTTAGGTTCTGTATCATCTCCTGAACGGTTCTGAAGTCGGCTGTTTTGCCTACTTGCACAACGCTGACATCATCAGCTCGTCCTGAAATCACTTGCCCATTGCTGGCACGGGCTAAACTTTGAGCCTTGCAAGTCGAACTAGGACTCACTAAAAATACAACTTTTGCTGCTGCTGCACTTCCTTCTACAAGGCTTTGCATTAGACCATCTAGTGATTTTAGATCTCCTATAAACTCTTCAACTCTGCCACGACCATAATTTTCACCTTCGCACTCATTAAACTTGAGACAAAGCCAAGGAGATATTTTCTTCGGAGCGCTAGAAGAAGATCCACTAACTACTCGTTGATCTATCTCTTGATGCCATTTCCATTGACCATCTTCTAATTTAGCCCAAGTATAAACCTCGGCTTCCTCAGTAGTTGTTATCCCTGTAGTACCAAACTTGGGACCATCTTCTCCTACAGCATTTGAGTCTTTAGAACTCATTAAAGGCTTTTGAAACTCTTTAGGCAGTAATGATCTATGGATACTCTCTTTAGTTATTACCTCTATTAAATTACCTTCTCCATCCCTATTACAAACATACTTATCAAGTGAAAATAACTTCAGTGATTTTTTACCAGCAAATAGTAATACATTACCTGTAATTACTAGATGTTTCATTGCTCCGTGGAGTACAACACGATCACTAGATTCAGCAATCTGTTGCATTATCATCTTCTCCATTTGTGACAGAGAAAGATCTATCTCTGACCGTACCTCTGGTGTTACCTCTGGTATTGCTGCTATTTCAGCATCGTTTATTTGGAGTTTAAAAAAACTGGTAGTTATAGGGAAGAGGGATAACATGAGCTTTGACGCAAGCACGTTTGTACCTTGAGCGCCTAGTGATTGCCAAGGTACTGGAAGTGGACCTCCATTTGACAACCCCTCTTCGGGTAAGACATAGGGCAGAGTTAAGGTGGCAGCCTCTCTAGCTGCATCTAAAAAAGGTCGTCTATCAGTTGCTAAGAACTGATACCGAACCTGTGCTAACTCTTTCATTATTATTATTGAGGAATATTTAAACCAGTACTTCCCGTACCTCCAGTATTAGTACCAATAGATTTATTTCTATCAATCCTTAAAGCACTTGTACCTTTACTAGCCTGTTGTAATGCTGCTCTCTTTGATTTTCTTTTCTTAATTATCGGCTCATTATCAGTCGTTTTAGTTAAGACTGGAGGAGGCGTTTGTTTAAGATCTATATCTTGAGTAGGAGCTATTGCTAACGGCTGTGGGGTTTGTGGAACCGTTGGTATTGCCATTGGCGGCGGGGCTGCAATAGGCGCTTGAGTTGGTAGCCTTTGAGGTGTAGGAAGCGGAGCAGGCGCTTTAGCTTCGGGAAGCTTCGGCGGTTTTGGCATACACATATCAGTAATTCAATTTATCTTTTATGTACTCAACAACTGATCTCTGTCCCGAACGAAACATAATATCACTCATTGAATGAGTTGGTAATGGGTAATATGGTGGGAAGTTTTCATCTAAATTTTCAATTAATTTATCTAATTGATGGGGATATCCTCCTGAGAAAATATCATCCTTGGTTAGTTCATCCATATGACGGGAGATTTACATTCGATGTCTCAAAGAAAGAAGGCATACGACTTCTTTGTGTATCCTTTAACCCTTCTGCTTTCCCTCTGTGATAGAGAGAATCAGATTGATTCATCCAAAAGTCTTTATCGATATATTTATTTTCATTACTACCTAATCCATCCATAGCCCAAGCTACAGTTGCTCTTCTAAGTTTGTTTAAATGTTCAGGTTGCTTTAAACCTAAGTCATGGGCAACCATCCCATGAATCCCAACATGGATGACCTCATCACGGCTAATTTCTGAAGACAACCCTCTCATGCCAATATCTCCATTAAACCTATAGAAAGGTAGGAGTACAAAGAATACACTCCTCTCTAATATGGCTGCTTTGAGAATGGGATGCTCTGGAGATTCCATCCAGACTTTAAGTATATTCTGGGCTTCTCTTTCATACTTATCGATAGTACCGTGAGCATCAACAACATACTGAAACCCAAGATCATGCTTATCTTCATCTTTTTGATTGGAGATTAAAGACTCCATTACTCCATGTTTATCTGGTAAATCTTTTTCTAATCCCTGCTGTAGTAATTCCTTAACTGGTAATTCTAAACACCTAAGAGCAAGCGCTCTAAAAATACTATCTTCACTTCCAGCTCTAAGCTCACCTTTATTACAAGCCTGGGGGGTCCATTTTCTTTTTCTTTCTATAAGTTTTAAATAGCTTGACATTATTTATTCAGCGCATCCAGCGCATAATATTGATGGCTCTTCTAAATCGAAGATGTCTTTATAATCCTCATCCAACACGGCAGAGGCATCGTCTTTTCTTTGTGTTTCAGGTGTAACTTGTAATGCGTAATACATTGAAGTTTGTGGACTCTTTAGCCAGTCATCTATAAATGCCTCATCGTATGTAACTACATCCGACCAAGTGTTAAAACTATAACCGTGCATTAATCCGCTATTGTTATAGAGGCGCATTAATTCATCAGCTACTAATTTATAATTATCCCAGCCAACTTCTGAGGCTATTTCTACATCTCCATAATCATAAGATGTAACTCCAAAAGTACCGCTATCTCTGTCTACTGTCCTCGCTATTGGTGGTGCTATTTCAGGTGTTGTTGTATAACCTTTAAGGTCTTTATATTTATAACTACATGATGCTGTAGGAGCTATTGTGAAAGCTCTTTGCATACCATGAGTCCTAGCAATTACACTAGCTTTTTGAATACCAACATCAAAAGCTCTTGCTAATAAACCAGCAGTAGTCTGTGAAACTACCATACCGTTATTTAGATCTCTTAATGCTTCACCAAATTCTTTATAAGTTACCTTGTGATATCTAAGACAATTTGCTAACCCTAAGATTCCTAAACCTACTTGCCTATCCTCTTCGGGTGTTAAATACTCTCCAGAATCTCCTACTCCTGTAGTTCTATGTAACTCACATAATTCAGTCATTCCTTCTACATAAGCTTTAGGAATATCTTCTATTGTACAAGCTCCTAATTGAACATGCTCAAGCAAACATGTGCCCCTTGACCTGATGAAAATTTCTAAGCAAACATTACCAAATATTTGTTTACCACTACGATCATAGCGTATCTTGTTTAACCAAATATCACCGCTATGAATACCTCTAAGTAATAAAGTTTTAGTTTCAGTTGAAGCTTGATTCCATAACTCTTGATTGATATCTACACATCTTTTAGCCCAGGGGAGATCTGATCTTGGCGCTGTAATGTATTCATTAATATCCGCATGACCCAGCGATAAATGCAAGCAAATTGCACCGTTGCGATATGTGCCCCCACGCCTTAATGTCTCATTTAATTGAGAATATATTTTTGCAAATGATACAGGCCCAGATGCAACTAAAGTATCTTTTCCTTTCTTGGTTTCTGTTCCTTGAGGTCTTAAATCTGATAAATGAATTGCACACCCAGCCCCATATCTTAATGCGTGACTTGCGAAGACCCACGAAGCCTGAATACCCTCTGGACCTTCCATACTGTCAGATACGTTAAATACAGTACAACTGACTGGAAGACGTGATTCAGGGTTATCTATCCAGCTCTGAACGCGTCCTGTTCTTGCTATTAAATTAGACATATTAAACAATATCCTCTAGATAGGGTGGTTTATAATTTGGACCTTTCATTACTTTTCCAGTCTCATCTTTTACGGGTTTACCTTTAACTAATTTACTCATATTAGAATTATGAACTCTGTCTAGAGCTTCATCTAATTCAAAGCCTGCTGTAGCTGCATATTGAAAAACAACATAGACTAAATCAGCTAATTCTTTTAATAAGGCTTCTTTATATATAGTAGTGTTTGGATATAACGCACACTTGGTATGTGCATCTAAAAATTCATTGTATTCTTCAGAGATTAATTTTCTCTGGAGATACATATTAGGTCCAGTAAATTGGCCTATGGGTTGATCATTAGCTACTCGGAATTGGAGCGCTTGACCTAGTAAATCAGGAACATTCGTCATGGTATAAGGGAGGTTGAGGTTTTAGTTCTATTGCTTTGGAGATATAAACTCTGGCCTTTGTAAGATCATCTACTCTTGTTTCGCCGTCTTTGAATCCAGCTCTACAAATATATTTAATAGCATTACCTAAAAAGTAATCTAGGTCTTTATCAGCTATGAAATCCCATACTTCTATCCTTCCTCTTTTGTAGTGATCGGGTGAGTGTTTAGTCATTTAGTGCTAGTTCTTGATCTACTTTGGTTAATAGGTCTTCCATAAATGGACTCCACGGATTACCTAATGGGCAATCTGTGTATCTATACATGCGCCTTCTTAGTAATACGTCATGTACGAACTTAAGCTCGGTGAGAGTTAGATTCATGGTGTATAGAGTATTGGCTTTTGTTTCTTTGAATCCCAGTCCTCAGCTTGCAATATCCGAGCTAACCTAAGATTTCTAAAGGCATCTTCTTCTGTTTGATCGTTGTCTATATAAGTCTGTACGACTGTAGGCCAGTAGTTATTATCTTTAATACTATCTAGTATTTTTAGAGCTTTAACTTTTCCTACGGATTTACAGCCTTTATAGCCGTCTGTACTGTCTCCCATTAAACACTGCTCAAAAAGTTTTTTATATGCAGCTTCGGGGGTTTGAGTCCACTCCTCCTTGAGGTTGTATAACCTACAAGGTATTTGCTCCATATCTTTATCAGGGCTAACTAATACAAAATTGTCAATACTGCCATTAGTACAAATAATCCCGCAAACATCATCTGCTTCTAGTGATGGTTTCATTAAGGATGGGTATGTTTCCATGCCCCATTTCTTTAGTTTTAAATACCCTGCTGGTTTACGTTTTCGTCTATTGCCTTTGTATTCAGGGTCAATAGTTTTTCTAAAGTTGGTTTGATCTGTGAAGGTGAGAAGAATATCTTTAGTATCAAACCTCTCAAATAAATGAGAAATTTCATTCTTGATAATCTTTTTACCAGCATTAAAATCTCCAATTACAACCGTTAAATCTTGGCTGTAATCATGTTCTTCTTGTGCTGCCTCAGCAGCTCGATACCAAAAATAATCAGCATCAAGAACTATTTTTAATGGTTTCATCTGTCTTAGTGGAGTTGATGAGGTAATCGATTGAGCGCTTTAGTATTTCTGGATCATCATTAAATTTTCCAAATCCAAGATTACAAGAATTGCATATATACCCTCGGAAAGTGTCATCGTTGTGGCAATGATCTAATACCCAAGAGGTTGTATATCTTCCGCAAGCGGGGCAACTTCCTGATGGTGGTTCAGGATTTTGTTTTCTTAGTTTCGCTCTTACTTTTGCTAATTCGTTTGAGCATGTTTTACATGTATTCTTCCGACCAGCTTTTGAAGTAGAGAAGTATGGAAAGTCTGTTTCTTTTTTAACCTTTCCACACTTCCTACATTGTTTAGTGGGTCTCTGACCAGTTCGACCCAATTTTTGTATCGCAATCCAGTTCGCATCTAAAATGCAAAGTTGTTTGAACATCTTTCATCGCTGCTTTTATTAAGAACTCCGCGTCCTCTGTTTGCTCTTTCTTTACCGCTAATTGCATTTCATCATGGATAAATGCCAAGGGTTTATAATCAATACCCGCCTCCTTAAGTAATACATTGGAGCGTATTAAGTGCATCTTACAAATTACGGAACCACAGCTCTGTAAAAGATAATTTAAGGCCGCGTATTTCTTGCCTAATAGTCTTATTGGCCTCCCATCAATGGCAGTGATGACCCCGTGTTTAGCCCTTTCGGTAATCGCTTCATTAAGTTCTTTGTATCCTCTGAGATTGGTAAGGACTTTGTTGCGGATTTCAGCGCCTCTTTTACCAGCCTCTGCTTTACTGAATTTTGCAGTTGTTCCCAACCTAAAATCAGACCCACCGTAGATGAGACAATAAGTACAAGACTTACCTTTTTTACGAGATTCATTGTCAGTTTTTCCAAAATAAATGTTTGCTAATGTTGTATGAATATCCCCTTCAACTACTTCTTTTGCAAATAATCCTCCGTCATATCTTGTTAAGTAATGCCCCATACATCTCAGTTCTAAGCTGGAAGCGTCAGCACCTAATTGAACATAATCAGTACCAGGATAAAATAACTCTCGATATTCTTTTTTCTGAGGCGTTTGGGCTAAATTTGGACGCAAATGAACCTGTCTACCCGTGTTAGTATTCAATACACAAGAGTGATGAATACGTCCATCTTTTTGTACTTGCTTTAGCCAAGCATTAGTACCCTCACTAAGTTGACCTAGATGTTTTTGTAACTCCAAGATACGAGCAAACTTCTTTGATTCCTCAGTATCAATTTCCATTAATACTTTCTCATCAATCTTTGGTTTACCTGTATCTGTTTTCTCTATAGGTTCCCAACCTCTAAAGGTTTGAAATGCGAACGCTATGTGATGTCTACTAGTCGGATTGAACTCTTTGAGGCGGTTAAAAGTTGCTCCCGCTACATACCCTTTTGTTTTGTTAGGGCGTTTGGGAGTGAACTCACCTCCATCTACAAATAGAAATGTAGATCGCATCTCGTCTGAGAGCTGTTCAAGTTCTTGTCTTAGTTTTCCTTCTAGTTTGTGAGCCTTATTAATATTGAATGGGAACCCTTCTCTTTCTTGCCAAGCCATGATCTTGGCTATTTCGTGTTCTGTTTCTATGGATTGTTTATATTTCTCTAGTTTTGGCAAAAATAGTTTGCACAACGCTATAGAAACTTCCACATCCTGAACACAGTACTCAAGCATTTCAGGGGTGTAATTGGTCCAATCCCCTTTTAATTGCTTTCCATATTCACTCTTTAAAATACCTAACCTGTATCCCCAGCTCTCAAGGCTATGACGTGAATAGAGTTGAGCTGGCATGTTAGGGGGTTTGGCCCTGAAATCCCTATCAAGCATGTCTGTAAAAAACATTCTTGAGAGGATTAAAGTGTCATAAACCTTCCCTTTATATTTAAAGAAATTGTAGATATTCTTGAGGATTTCAATATCAAAGTTAATAATATTGTGACCCCAAAGTTCATCAGCAACTAATAGAGTTTGTACTCCAGTTACGATGCTTTGATGTTTACCTGTATCGTCATATCTAGTGACTTCACCTGTATCTAAATCTTTAGTTACAAGGCAATGAATACAAGTAAAATCTTTTAACAAGCCATCGGTTTCAAGATCAAAAGCTAACCTCATCATTTTCTATGATTGTGGATAGTTCTTAAGGCTCTTTGAAACCATCGGGGAGTTAAAACTTTACCGCCAACAGCTCTTGTAATTTCCTCGGATTCATAATCGAGAACTAAGGCAGTTGGAAATAAATTAACTTTGTAAGCTTCTAATAAAGCTGGATGATTTTCTTTTTGTAAAACTGTTATATAAGGTTCATATTCTTTATAGGCATAAAGAACTGAATCCAAGGACTCAATAGCCATATCACAAGGTTTACAATCTTTTTTTTTAAATAAGATAATCTTGTGAGCCTTAGAAGTCTCCATAGTTTTCTGTAGATTTTGGTGGTGTAGTGATTTCAGTTAATCTTCCTGTTTCTTTGCTGTAATTAAGTATCCCTGCTGGTCCACAGGAACCATTAAATCGGTTCTTAATTACTACTAATTCGCTCATATTGTCTCCAGCCGATATGTTTCTTTGGAGTCCTATACATATATCTGCAAGACAACCAATAGAACTGGATCCTCTTAATGCTGACAAACTAATTGCAGCTCCATCTTCAAATCCTTTATCAGATTGTGCCCTTCTTAAATGTGAAATAAGAATCATTCCACAGCCAACTTCTTCGACAAAGCTTCTAAGCCTGGTCATCACCTTATCTATCATTATTCGCTCGTTATCATTCTCATTTCCACTCAGTAATATCGAAAGATGATCGATAATTACGAATTGAGCGTTGTGATTTTTAACAACAAAGCGGATGTCATTAAGTAGATGATCGGGATCAACACTTCCAAACCCAGAGCGAAGATAAACTTTTCCACTACCAACACTTGCATCAAAAGCTTTCCGTAGTTCATCATCTGGTATTTCATTATTTAGGTGTAAAGGTTTATTGGCCTTTACTGTCATCAATCGGAGAGCTTGCCTTTGAACTGATTCTTCTAGAGCGATGTAACAGCAAGTGAAATTTTGATCTACTAAAGCCTGGCAAGTCTCACCAATTGCGGTTGATTTACCAGCTCCTGAGCCTGCGGTCCATACGACCAGCTCTCCTAGTCTTAGCCCTCCAGTAACCTCATTAAGAGAGGGAAAGGGCCAATCAGCATCCTTACCATGAAGGGGTTTATTGACTAGATCAAATAAAGATCTTCCATCAATAATTGCTTTAGGGGAGTAGCTCTTCTTGTTCCAAATAGCCTGCCTAATTGCCTCAGCATCGTTAGCTTGTAGGGCTTCACTTGCATCCTTATATTGTCCAAGATCAGCAATGAATATCTGATCTGCAGGGAATAAAGAAGCACATTCCTCGGCTGCTTCCTTCCCTGCTACATCTGTATCAAACATGAGAATAATTTCCTCAAATTTGAGTAGATGTGGGAGCTGGGCAGAGAGGTTTTTATATGCCCCTTTTGCCCCATTACAAATGCTCATTACTGGCCATTTTGGCCTTGCTTCCCAAACCGATAGGCTGTCGAGTTCGCCTTCGGTAATTACCAGCGTTTTTCCACCACCGAAAAGATTCTGTCCAAACAGTCTCGTATCAGTGTTTTTACCTTTCCAATAGTGTTCCTTCTCCTTCGTCCTCTCCTTGTACGCAATGACCTTGTTGGATGAAGAGGTATATGGGAAGCGTATAGCTCGGCCAGTAGCTTCGACCCTGACATTGAATTTTCTGCAAGTTTCCTCGGTGATTCGCCTTGATTTGATAGCTGCAAATTCGCCTTCATATTCAAAAAACCCCACACCTTTTGATGATGGTGTTTGATTAGATCCGTCAGATGGTGAGTGATACCCACAACTAAAACAAAAGCCGTGTCCATCGCTGTAAATGCTGTAAGCATCACTACTTGGACAACTAGGACATGGCTGGTGACTTTGAACGGGGATAGAGTCTTCATGGTTCATGGTTGATTAACTCCTCAAAGATTGCGGTGTACTCTTGTAGGACTTCTAATATCAATTGATTTGGGTAGCCTTCCTCTTGTAAATTCACGACTAATGAATCAAAAGTAGACATCAATTTTTGGTTGGTTGTTGTAACCATGATTCTGGAATGTTTGGATAGACACAGTAAGGAAATCCATGCTTAGTAGCCCAGTCTCCATAGGTTGTTTTGCTATTTTTAGAAAGCGTATTATTGCGCTGAAAAATAAAACGTATGTCTAACTCTGGATGCTGATCTTTTATAGCCAGCATTTTGCGCCTGTCACTAGGTTTAAAAAAACCTTTGGCTTCAATTATTAAATCATTTATAAAGAAATCAGGGGTATAATTACTAGTAAGCACATAACTAAGTCTTCTACTTTCATATAAGTAAGGTATATTTTTTTTATCAAATGTCTTAGCTATGCACTCCTCTAAACGGGAGCGAAACTTCATTTAGAAATCGTAGTTAGGCTCAACTGAACAAGGAGCTGTATCAGTACTTTCTTTTACTACTGGTGAGCTTTGCTTGTATCCATCTGTATCTGTTCCTAATAGTATATTGAGATCATCGACTGATAGTTCTCCTGAATCTGTAGCCCCATTACCTGTTGCTAATTGAAGAATCTTTCCACCCGATACCTTGAGGGTTGTACCTAGATTTGGCCTTGTATAAGGGGTTTGTTTTACAACAAGCCTTACTTTGGTTCCTTTCCTGATGCTCTTTAAGACAGAGGGTTCAACAGGGTCTCCATTGCAGTCAACAAATACGGGTCTGCCTCGGCCAGTTTCTCCTAGAAAGCTATAAGAAACCAATCCTTCATCATCCCATTTTGGTCTATTAATTTGTATTCTTTTTGGATTTTCAACTTTAGTTTTAGCCCACGCTAATAACTCTTCTCTATCTTTCTCTGCTGGTCCCATTACTTCTGCTGGAAGTCTGAAAGACATAGCACAATTGTTGTATTTTCCTGATGGTTCAAAGACGTTTACAAACCCTTCGAGAGTTGTATTAAAAACGTATTGGTTTTTAGTCATGTGAGTGTTTTGGTGTTTATTTAAAGATCGAATAATCGTTGAGATTTGAGAAAGCTTTCGTAATCACTTTCCTTAATGTTTTCAGGTTGAATTTCTCCATATGCAAGGAACATTGAATACTGCTCTGCATCAAGCCGTTCAATTTCAGGCTGCGTTAGATTGTGCATTTGGTTTATTTACCCTTAATGGGATTGATGAAACGCCAATAAAAAAGCGGCTTCTGGGCCGCTTAGTAAGGATTCAATTGTCTATATGCTACAAAAACTCGTCGGAACCTAAAACCAGCGCGTCTACCAATTCCGCCAGGTGGGCAAAGGGATCTCAGCAATTGAGATACAGTTGGTTTACCACTTTAACAGAGAAAGTAGCCCATTTAGTGATGGTGTTAGACGCATCGGATTAGGGTATATGACGAGTCCGATGACACTTTTCATATACTCAGAACAGCCTCTTTACGGGCCTTATCTGTTATTTTGCAATACTTTAAAGTTGTTTCAATATTTTTGTGACCCATTAACGCCATGATCTGTCTTGGGTGTGTCACTTCTCCCAACCATGTTCCATAGCTATGTCTTAAACAGTGCCATACATAATCTTCATTAAAGCCAGCTAATCTTCTAACCTTTACGAAACATCTATAAAGATGATCTTTGTTAAGCCAGTCATCCCCAAAGAGATACTCATTGCTTAATCGATTACGGATCATTTCTTCTAGCTTTGGATGAATATCAACCTGTCTTACATTGTTAGCTTTTGTTGGGTGTTTTTTTCCTCCTACCCATATACATCCAAGATTCCAATCAATATCTTCAGGCTTGAGTTTTAGTAATTCCCCTTGCCTTAATCCTGTATAAGCAGAAAACTCAATTGCTTCTGCAAGGCATTGATCGTTGTAGATATCCACTGCATAGAACTTAAGCTTTTCTACTCCTTCTTTAGGGAAGTAGAACATTCTTGACTCTGGTTCTGGAAGCCTTGGATATTTTGGACACTTGGTTTCATGCAACTGACAATCGAGCGTGAAATTCATTGCCTTACTACAAACCGATAACGTGCGATTGATTGTCCCGTTTGCGATTTGCTCGGTTTCTAAAATGTGGTTTTGTACATTTATCCACCAACCACGGCTCCCCAGCTTCCTGACTGGAGTTGATGGTGAAGCAGAATGTAAGATCCTATGGATTCTCGACATTGTGGTTCTGAAAGACTTTTGCTTTCTGAAGTGGTTCTTTACTGAATACTCGAACATTCCGTCGAGTTTCAGTTGGGCTGTCCTCGGCATAATTAGATTTTGCGAGTGAGTTGTTGTTCAATCAGATTTTTGAAAGTCTGACCTTTAGGGGTTAAGTAAAGTCGATACTTTTTATAATCTTCTTTTGCTCTCTCCCTATAGACCAACTTCAATCCATCCTTTCCTGTTCTATGCCTTGGGCCAAGCCAAGTCACATTACGGGAAACAGAGCTAGACGTTTGAGCAGTAGCCTCTTGCACATCCTCCTGTAAACAGCCTTCATGGGCCGCAATATAGAAGAAGGTTGAGGCTAGTTGCATCGGAAACTCACGCTCTCCAGTTGAGCGTAGTGCTTCAACAAGCCAGTAAGCTCGCAACATGCTGTCATTGGTGACTCTTGCTGTCATCTTAGCTCTGGATTGTCCTTAATGGAATGGACCTTCACATATTAATATTTTACCCTTATAAATGTGGAAGATGGAAGTCAATATCCCAACAGAAACATTCTTCTAAGTAGTCAGCGATACTAGCTAAGGCTTTTGCCTTTTCATTTTGCTCAGTACGAACATAAAATTGCAATCTTTCGATCAAAGTTGCATTGGCTGGTGGCTTCATTGTTTATAAAAGCTAACAAAAGAAATAATCAGAATCGTTTACTTTTTCCAAATCCAAGGTGTTTTTTATAAGACCTTGTGGAACTTCGACTCCTACTTGATTGGCCCAATCTTCTAATACTGGTGCTTTATAGATTTCTACAAAGTGCATACGAATTGCATCTTTAGCTTCATCCATATCACAAGACCTAACAAGTATGCAATCGTGTATTGATTGAAAAGGCTTGTCATCCCAGTAAGCAAAAGTCAGGTGTATTAGCGAGCTATCGTTGCTGTGTGTCAGATTTGGCGCTAATGCTGAGACATGATGTTTGACATCAGGACCACCCCATCGTTCACCAACCTGGCAACTAACAACAGCTCCCATTAATCGTGTTTGGACTCGGCTAGATAAACTTAGTCTTAGGTTTTGAACAACATTGAACCCTGAAGCAGTAGTCCATGTGATGGTGTCTGTTTGACTAATGATTTCTTTTGCTGCCTTTTGAATCCATTTCATAACCTCGACAGGACCAGCAAATATTTCTGGTACTGACTTGTCGTAAATAGCTTCAGTAATCTCAGTCAATCGTCCCTTTACGCTTAAGTCGATTGATGTTTCTTTTAATGCCTCTCGTATATATGTACGAGCGCTTGTTTTAGTCAGTCCGTAAGGTATGCACATGCAAACCTTTTTGGTTATTTTCCGTGTGATGTATTTATGGACTGATTGATCAGAGATATACTGAAGACTATTATCAGCTACTATTTTGTAGCAATCAGAGGGTATTTGTGTTGGTAAAACATTGCACTTTAAAGCGCTTTCAGCGTCTAGAGTCATAGCTGATAGATGTTGAATCCCGCTTCCAGTAGCGTCCTGTCCACAGGGCAAACCGCTTCGGCTCTTAGTGCAACTGATACAGCATAAAAAATACTCTATACAGGCTGCAAGATGACACCACGGCTCATCAGCATCTTCCCAAAGATCATATGCACCAATAGGATCAGACCCTATGGCTGTGATTCTTTCAATGTTTTCTCTAGTCCAATTAACCCTTTCTTGGTGAGTTTTCTTATCCAGACCCTTAGTTGTTGCTACGGTCCATGCAAGCCAATATTCATTGACTGGACCTTCATCGACAAAATAAAGAAGTGCCTTTTCTGTATCAGTCCCTTGAGGTGATAAAGAAGTAGTTTGAGAATAAAGCCGTCCTCGGTACCCGAACGAGTGGGGAAAATAGATAGCTTTTTCATCCTTAAACTTATTGGCTACATAATGTAGTTCAATAGATCTCCAATTCTTTTGTTCGATTTGAGCATTGTTGTCTTTAATGCGCCTTTTATCTTTTTTATAGGCTTTGAGCTGCTCTGGTGTGCAGTCTGGTGATGGTGGATTAGGGTCTGGTTTTGCTTCTTCTACTCTGAACTTACCAATAGTTTGTTTAGTGGTTAAAGCCCAGTCAAGCACTTGAAATACAGGTTGATTAATCCTAAAAGCAACATGGTTAATGTTGTTAAGTGTTTGGATGGGAATATCCCCCTGTTTAATATGCTGCAATCCTCCTTTCTGTCTAACTAAAGGGTGCATACGATGGATAGCTTCTGTTATGTATCCACCTAGATCTTCATTGCTCCATATCAATGGTTTACATATCATCGGCCAAGCTAAGAAAGCCAAGCCCTCGGCTTGCTCTAATAAATTAGCTTTTAAATTTAAAAATTCTTGACTATATCTAATAATACTTCTCTTACTTCTTTTACCTACAACAATAGTTTCTTTGGTTAACCACCCTGTTTCTTCTCCAATAGCATCTAAGCACCAGGCACCTATTTTGTGTGCTGTTGAATTACTCCATCTATGCCACTCTAATCCCTCGGCGTTAAATCTAATTTTAAATACAGTATCCTTTTGCCTTGTCCCTGTGCTTTGGTGGAATCCAGCCTCTACACGTCTATATAATTCAGGGTCTTCCTTGTGATAGTGATTAAGTCTTAATTCTGTTTCAATTGCTCTACCTATTGCAATAGATAATTCAACAAACTTAGGTTTGCTTTCTTTACCTAATACATCCATTGCTACTTTCATAGTTAATAGAGCTATTACATTTTTATCTGTATCTTTTAAATGCTTATCAATTATTACTGCATCAACTCCAGCATTACCCCTTCTTAAATGATGTAATCGTTTCTCTAATCTGTTACCTATCTTTGCTGTTGAATCCTTTAGTATCTTTTGGTTATACACAGCAGAACTAGCGTATCCTTTTTGTTCTGCCTTTAATGTATTCCTTTTTAATCTGTCTCTAGCCTCGGTCCTTTGGCCTAGTTCTCTGTTGAGTTGCCTTTGATATAAAGCTAGATCGTCCATTTAATACTTAGTGGTGTAGTAATTGATATTGAATGATTTCTATTTATAAACTTACCTTTTCTTGTGTTATGTCATTTATACAACGAGGATTAGAGGCAACATATTGAATACATTCAAGAGCTTGTAACCTTGCATCTATTGTACTTCTTGCGTATGTACAGAACTCTCTTAATGAATGATTAGAGTCTCTATATCTCACTGTGTATGCGTCTAACATATCTTCTTCACTTAAAACAATTGATGTAATTTTAAAATAATGTGTAATTAATTCTGGCATTAAATAGCCCTCGGTCATTTCAAAGAGGACTGGTATAATTGTGCAATATTTGAACTTTTTTAAGTTTTGAATAATAATATTTCTAAAATCTTTTATAGCTAAACAATTTTTACCTTCTAATAATCCTCTTACAACTGGTAAATTTTCATTAGGTATAAATTTAGCTTCTTTTATTTCTAGAAAATTATTCCATCTTTCATCATTTGATGCAGCATCTATTTTGCTAAATTGTTTAGCTAATAGATCCTTATATTTTTGCGCGTCTTTGAGTGTTAGCACGTCGAAGTTACTATACTATTTCAACTAAGTGTAATATATACCTAAATTGTCCTATGTGCAACTGTTCAAAGTGAACATAATGCACCACCCATAGTGTGATACTAAAAAACGCCCTCGGTTGAAGGGCGTATTTAGTGTCTTAGTGTAGTTGATACCTTACCAGAATTAATGCTTTACAAGCCTCGGACATATGGCATGTATTAGCTCTCTAGTGTCCCTGGTGATTGTGATTGCTGGAGTACTAGGATACTCGGCTTGTTCTGTACTCTTGAGCCAATAAAGATCTCTATTAAGATGATCCTTTTTAATACTCTTGATTTCATAAGGAACATTTGCGAAATGCTTCCTATCAATGAATACAAGATCCCCAATGAAAAAAGAATCCATTTTAATTAAATAAGTAATAGTTGATTAAATAAGGAGGGCTATGTTTTGCAGCCCTCGGTAGTGAATGAGTACCAGCCTCTAGGTAATTGAGCTAAATATTTCAAGCAGTTTTCATGTGTCATATAATGATCTTCTCTATATTTATCTTCAAAACCATAAATAAGGTGAACTTTATCTCTATAACATTCAAATAAAATACGGGATTGATTGTCGTATCTATTTATTGACCAATCAGCTACTTCAAACCCGAAATATGGTTCTTCTTTAGGATCATAGTCTTTAGCTTGTTTCTGTGGGCCTGCATGATGACCATCCATAACATCATCATGTTCAAGGTATTTAATCCATAGATCTTTTAAAGATGGACAGTATTCCTCGTAGTATTTAGCAATTGAGTTTTTCATTTAAAGCAGCCCTCGGTGATGGTGGATTTAGTGGATAGATTAAGACAGACTGTCTCTTGAATATCTCCTGAGCTATCGAACAAAGTTATTTCAAGTAATAGACAATACATATTTCCATGACATAAATTAATCACATCATTTTTAAGGTACAAAATATAGGGGAGACATTTAATTCCCCTAAAATTTGAATTAAGAAATAGTTTTTCCCTTCCATACTTATCTTTAGTTCTTCGGCCTACTTTCCTTTTGGTTGTTATGGTTCCTTGGTAGCCATCTTTCAATTTAACTTCTACTACATCGCCACTTTTAAGGCGCTTGAATAGGTCTATTAAGTAATCCATTAGTCCTTGTCCTCTTCGATTACTTCAGGCCCACATATGAGGTTTGAGGCTGCGCTGGCATCGGCTAGTACCTTATAAAGTACTTTTGGCCCTTGCTTTAGTACTTCTATGTATCCCTCTAAATATGCGGCTGTGGATTTTTCATCGCTACTAATAGAGAGTCTATTACATATTAGGAAGCTCCCTAGCTCTGCAACTAGCTCTTCACGGGCATAGTTTTTGTCTCCTTTTCTATTTGCTATTTTACGGCCAAGTCTGGAGCCATGCCCAGAGCTGTGTACCATTTCGTGGTACCACGTACCATATAAAGCATCAGCGCTTATGAATTGCTCACGTAGTGGCATTTGGATGTGATCGGTTGAAGGTCTATAGAAGGCTCTATCTCCTCCCCATTTAGTCTCAACTTTCTCTTGCCATGCTTTGGCTATTTCCTCGGCCTTAGCAATTCTTTCGTGTTCTGGTGTGATGGTGATATTACAAGTTGCGGCTGTTATAAGGCCGTTTAATTCGAGTTGTGATTCCTCATCGACTCCCCTTAAATCATCAGCATTAAATACACAAACTTCTTTATATCTCATAAAGGCTGTGAACTCTGGATTGCCTTCCTTGTCCTTTTGTTGGGTTCCGTTTTCATCTAGTACAGGTTTCTTAACTAAATTAGGTCTTAGAACATAGGCTCCTTGTGTGCCTTTCTTTGGGATAAATCCCTTTGCTTTTGCTTGCGCTCTCCCACACCATAAAGGCAACTCAGTCTCTCTAAGACATAGCTCCATTTCTAATAGTGCTGGGTTTGCTCCTTGGTATTCTTTACCAGTAATAAAGTTTCTATGTCTACCTAAAGTAGACGTTGGATTCCATCGCTTGCGATAAACTGCTTTACCTGATTTCATAAGGGTTATCAGGCGTTCAACAATCTTCTCGCCTTGCGTTGGTCCGTTGTAGGTTTTTTGTTTTTTCACGGTGGTGCCTCGTGATGGTGGTTTATTTTATTAATCCCACTTGATGCAATTCAAATTGGATTAATACTATTAATTATATAGACTCGTTTGTACTTAATGCAACTGTGTTAACAAACCAATAAAAAACCCAGCTCTGAGGCTGGGTAGTTGGTTAGATCTTTTCGACTAGCTCATCATATGTTGTGTATGAGCTGAAGGAGTTGTCCTCGTCACATCCGATCTTTTGCCAGTCCTTAAGTGATTGAAGACTTTCAAACTCTTTATAGTGTGTATAAATCGTTTTGTAAGTCAGCCTATACTTAAAGTATTTTCTTGGCTGTTTGATTAAGAATGAAATCATTTTAATTAATTACCCATCCATTTTTTAAATAGTGTTTTAGCTCAAGGCTTGCATCTAAAACAGAAAGAGTTGGGTTCGGTGTTGATGATCCAACTTTCCCTGTTCCTGATAACTTCAACACTTCTTCTTTGTATTGTTGGAAAGAAATCCATTGATCCTTATTTTTTATAAGAATTGGGAGGTCTTCAAGAGTTAAAGCAGTTTGTGGGTAAGTCATTAAATAATCTCTAGCTCTTGTGCTTTCATTTTAAAAGAAAAACCAAGATTAGATAATGCTTTCAAATCTTTGGGTGTGAGAGTCTTGCGGTTTGTTAGTGCTTGTATTGAATCAGAATGTTCTGAAGTGCAATAGACAAGCTTGTTCCCGTAGACTTCCTTTGTTTCGACTGTAATTTCCATGATGCTGTGATGGTGATTATTTAAAAGATGAGTGAGGCTGAAAGAGTGCAAGCAAACAAATAAAATAAAATCATTGTTGCCTGTTCTTGTTGCCTTAACCTTTTGTCTAATCCTTGAGCTGTTGTTAGTAGCTCAGGTTTGA